AAGTTCGCTCGAAGCGGAAGCGTGGGGCAGGTCTGGACCTCCGGTGGCGCCGGCGCAGACCCGAGCTATGTCGGGGCGATGACTAGGCTTGGTGGCGGCCCGGTGTCTGGTGTGGCGACACTTGATATCGCTATACCCTCAGGATATTCTCGATATATCCTGATGATCGACGATGCAGTGCCGGTGACCAATAACAACGGCTTTGCTATGCGGTTCTCGTTTGACAACGGGGCCACGTATAAGTCAGCTGCGGCCGACTACTTCTACGCCATGAACTACTGGAATACCAGTGGTGTTGGCGGCGGATTTGACAGCAGCACGGGTACTACTTCCTACATCAACGTGGGCTCGTCTACTACCGGACTCAGCAATACCGCGGGGCTGGTAAACAGCTACGCCATCGACATTTGGGCGGCGCAGGCCTCGAAGCGACCGTGTGTGCAGTTCAGGACATTCAACAACGGGTCTGGTAGTACATTCCAATCTCATGGAGCCGGCGGCTCAATCTACAACGGCCCACTCACCAACGTCCGCCTGTTCTTCTCGGTCGGCGGCAACATCTCCACGGCTACGTGGACCCTTTACGGAGTTTACTGATGAAAAAGCATGTGGTGAAAGAAGTCGAAATTCCGATCCTCGACGAAGAAGGAGAGCAGATCGGAGTGCGCTTCAAGATGATCGGTGAGGCTGTGGAGATGACTGCGGAAGAGGAGGCGGAGTTCCTGGCTTCTCTTCCTCCACCAGTAGTGTTCGTGCCCGAGACCATCTCCGATCGCCAGTTCTACCAGATGCTGGCGCTCACCGGAAAGATCACCTTCGACGAGGCACTGGCTGCAGTGCAGGTCGGGGCCATCCCGGCGGCGCTCCAGCCCTACATCGACGCGCTCGCCGATCCGACAGATCAGTTCAGCGCGAAGATGCTCCTGTCGGGCGCGGTGGAGTTTCATCGGCACCACCCGCTGGCGGAGGCGATCGGGCAGGCCCAGGGTCTGTCCAAGGAAGAAATGGATCAGTTCTGGATCGGAGCGTCGAAGCTATGACATGGCCTCTGCAGAGTGAGATGGACCAGTTCTACGGGAACCCCAGGAACAGGGTCAACCCAAGTGTGGTCGATCCCATGTGGCTCGTAGACAACATGAGCTGGGTTCAGCCGCGGTTCGTGCTGTACTACGACGGCCACCCGGTCAAGCGGTTCCAGGCCCACAAGAAGGTCGTGGAGTCGCTGAGCACTGTGTTCGAGGATATCTGGGACCGGTCCAAGGCGAGCCCGCAGGTGATCCGGGAGTGGGGCGCCGACCAGTTTGGTGGGTGCTACAACTACCGGCTCAAGCGGCAGGGCGCCACGCTGTCGTGCCACGCCTATGGCGCCGCGATTGATCTCGACCCAGCCCGGAATGGGATGGGAAACAAGAAGCCGCATTTCACTCCCGATCACCCCGTGGTACTAGCATTCAAAGCCCAGGGGTGGGTGTGGGGTGGAGACTGGTCTGGGAAAGGTGTCGACGCGATGCATTTCCAGGCCGCAAGAGTGAGGTAAAGCTATGCTTCAAGGATACCGCACACTGATCGTCGGGCTCGGCTGGGTCGTTCTTCCGCCGGCCCTGGAGTACGTCGCCAAGATCGACTGGACGCAGTATCTGAGTCCCACTTGGGCTCCGGTGGCGGCCGGCATCAGCATGATTGTCATGCGGATGATCACCGCTACGGGGGTCTTGAAGAAATGAACTGGTATGGCTCAATCGCACGGCGATTGGTATGGCTCATGCCACTCGCGTTTCTCATGGCGGCCTGTCAGACCACCAACCTCAAGCAGGTTGAGGCAAAGGTCGGTGAGACCCTCCCAGTCGTTTGTGCTGGAATTGATGTAGCCTGGGTCGGGTTCCAGGCGTACACCAGCGCGAAGCCCGTCAAGCCTGATTTGCTCGTGAAAGCAAACGCATCCTACTTCGCGGCAAAAGCAGTCTGTGCCAACCCTCCGACAGACACAACTGAAGCGCTGGTGGCCGCCGTCAAGGCGTACTCAGCCTTCAAGCAAGTTACGGAGGCCGCGAAGAATGCCCGAGTCGATTCCCGAGCGCCTAGCTAGGCTTGAGGCGCTGTTCGAGGGACTAGAAGAGAAGGTTGACAGGAACCACGAAGAGGCCACTCACTGGCGCAAAAACGTCACGATGATCCTGGACTCTATCAATAAACGTCTGTCAATCTTCGACGGTCTGGTCAACCAAGCGAAAGGAGTGCAGTGGTTAGCTGCACTCATTTTCACCGGGATGATAGGTTCACTGGCCTTCGTGGCCCACGAACTGATCAACTGGTTCTTTCGTCATCGGTGATCTCTCGGCTGGGGGATGTAAAGTTTCCCAGCCGGGGTGAGGGTCGGTTTCAGCCGGCCCTCTTTCTCCATGATCTCCAGTACACGAAGAACGCTGTGCGAGGGGACCCGGGTGCGAAGGTAGCCAATCACCTGAGACTCCGGCACTGCCTTACGATTGCCCGCCGCCCACAGTTTGAATACGTGGTGCCAGGCCTCATCCATCACATTGCTGTCACCGCCGGACTGCATGGCCTTGAAGATATCTTCCATGTAGTTCTCGATTTCGAACAGCCAGTCGAGGGCAAGCTCGACGTCGCCTAATGTGATATAGTACGCAAAGTCTGCGCGAGAAGCTGCAGCCACCATGCATAGCTTAAGAGCATGAGCTGTGCGTCGGGTAAGATAGTGGACAAGACGTGGGTGCGTGGGAGCAGGCTCACCCCCAGACATATGCCACTCGCTAATGCGACGTCCAGCATCTTCGTCGAACGAGATTTTGCCATAGTAGCTCCCGATGATTTCTAGGTCCTGTTGGAGGGCGCGGAAGTGGTCCTCGGATGTGGACGGCTCCGCGAAGAGGTTGACACGATCGGAGGTCCCGGCGTAGACTAGGAGGGTGCGGGAAATGAATCCCTGGTCCCACGCTCCCTCGGGCATGAATGCGTTGAGGTAACTAGGGGTCGTGGCAGCGAGAATGGTGAGGCTGGGTTGGTCGATCGCGAACTTGATATCCTTGCCACGGCGGCGCTCCACATACGGATGGCAGTCCCACATTCCGGTGAGGGTGTTCATGAACTCGTTGTCGTACTGCGGGAGGAACACTCCCAGCTCACCGGCCGAAACCGACAGAGCATTGAACTCGATATACTTAGGCGGAATGATGATCTTCCGCTTGGCCTCGTACAGGGCGTCCATCAGCGCGGCCTTCGTGACCGATGTGGGCGCGACGTAGTGCTCTTTGAGACCCCGCCAAAGCTTCTCGACTTGGGAGGTGACGGCGGTTTTACCGACACCTGGCGGGGCCACGAGGATGACGTAGGTATTCGGGTAGAGGTTCGATCCGAGGGTCCGAACCCACACCTTCCGCTCGAGGGCGCCGCTGATCGCACTGATGGCGCACCACTTACGGAAGATGAGGGGGCTCGGAAAACCCTCGGTATAGGCCTCGAAAGACTCAATCCAGTAAGGAACTTTCCTCACGCCGGCGGACATTTAGGGCCTCCTCATAAGTATCGAAGCGCCCGAGAAACCGTTTCCCATAATACGCGGTCCATCGCTTTCGAGTATTGCAGAACGACACGCCACGTTGGCCCCCTAAATTATGCATGTTTTCGGAGTGAGTAACCGCCCTGAGATTATCTATGCGGTTGTCACTTCGTATTCTGTTCTTGTGGTCTATCTCTTTTGGCGGCTGCCCGTTGTAGTGAAGTGCCCAGGCTAGCCTGTGTGCCAGCCAAGACTCCCCGTCTATTTGGATTCGGATATAGCCGTGTAGTTTATCTAGGGCGCCGGCCGGCCTGTCAGTACGACGACCTCGTCGTCGGGATACCCACCACAGATGACCTGTTGTAGGATCGTATCTTAGTTGTTTCCTGTAGTATTCAATATTCATAGCTTTCTATCCAGTATGGAACTTTGCGGCCGACGTTGCCTGACATCTTTTTGCCCCTTCCACTCCATCAGTCCGTCGGGATTAGCCTCGGGGTTTCGGTAGTCATAGTTCGCCCAGTTCCACCCGATCTTCGCCTCCGCAGGAATCGTGACCGTGCGGCCGGAAGGCAGGTGGATCGGAACGTGGACGAGATCTAGAATGCGCGGAAGGAGGTCGTCCTCAGCCTCCTCTCGGTATTGAACGAGGATTGAGTCGTGAACTTGGAGTAGAAGCTGGCAAATGCCTGCTCGCCACAGATTGAGCATACCCCGATTGATAGTATCCGACGTGATTGACTGAGGTTCATAGGCGATGGCTTCTCGTAGGGTCTGGTCGTCGTTGCGTCGCCCGAAGAACCAGCGTTTTCTTCCGAGAAGGGTGACCAAGTAACCTTGTGAAAGCAGCTGACTTTGGACATGCGCGTGCCATCGTTGGAGTGGGAAGTTGGCGAAGTAGCGGCGCTGGAAGTCCTCGATGACGGAGGTCGGGAGCTTCGTGTGGCGGGCCATCGTGTGCGGCTTGCCGTAGTAGTTCGTGCCGTGACCGAGTTTCTTCGACAGGTCACGGACCGATAGGTCGCGGTAGCCATTGGTCGCCTCGGCGATCTCACGGTCTTTTTTAATCGCGCCAGTCCAGGGAAGTTCGCGCCACGCCAGCTTGGCGACTGACGTGTGAATGTCACCTGACTCGCAGGCGTCGAGGTAGGTGGCGTCGCCGAACAGCTCGTTAAGGATCATCCCGACGCCGAAGGAGTCTCCTGACTTGAGGTCGATGTTTGCGAACTTGTAACCTGGATCTGCGATAAAGATGCGGCGCAGTCGCTGCTCAATGTTCTGAAGATTTGTGCCCGTTCCGAAGTCAGAAAAAGCAGACGAGAGGCGACCTGTAGTTGTTCCTGCGATATTGTAGGAAGTTCTGATCCGGCTATCCGGGTCAATCTCAGTTTCAAGAGTTCCAATTCGTTTTCCAAGGTCTCGCATAACGAGGAGATGAGCAACAACTGGCTGAGCGTAGATATAAGCTCGGAGCTTCTCGAGTGCTTCCCGGTTGACAGTGGGGGCGTAGACACCTTTCGAGTTCCTCTTCTTGATCGGGTTGATACCGAGCTGCGTGTAAAAGAGGTTGATCAGCTGCTGGTTGGAACGCCAGTTGAAGGTGGGCAGGCCAAGACCATTCAGCACGATCTTGTTCAGGTTGGTCTCGAGCCAGGCCAATTCCGTGCGGTAGGTCTGGACGAGTTCGTGCCGCTTCACCTCGTCGATCCGGACTCCGTGCATGTTCATCTCGAGGATGGGAGCCTGCAGGGACTTCGAGAACTCATAGGTGTTGCGGGTGGTGTTGTCGAGCTGGGGGAGGAGGTGGTCGAACACCTCCAGAGTGATGCAGCAATCGAGCCCGTTGTAAAGCCAAAGGGTCTCGGTCGCGGACGCCGGGGCGGGCTCGGTAGTGTCGTAGATTTTCACGGGGCCAGCTCCGGGATGTAGCCGATCTGTCGGTAGACGATAGGCTTGCCGAGTTCACGCGCTCGGGCAATGCCTGCGTGCATACCCGGACTGACGCCTAGATCCGTGTAAACAACAGTTGCTTCCGCTTGTCGGAGCCACTCCAATCCCGCACCCATGCCGAGCGCCCGCTGTACGGGGTCGCTGTCCTCGAGGAACTGGGGGTAGAGCAGATGCGAAGCAAAGGGAGCCTCTCCGAGTGAAAGGGAATGTAGCATACAGCGGTATGCGTACGCCAGGTTCGTTTGGCGGTTGCCGGCATAGGGGCTCTCCAAGATTACGAGACGCATTTGCTGAGTTCCTTTGTACGACGTTCCAACAGCATGTGATAAGCTTGATCGGGACATATCACTAAATTGAACGGCGTAAAATTATCCTGAGGGTCACCATTCATGTGGTGAACTACAGAACCTTGTGGTAGTGGTTTGCCCAATGCTTTTTCGGCAAGATACCTGTGTTCATAGACTCTACGTCCATCCGGGGCGGTAATTAGAACATAGCCCGCAGCTGTGATTGGTCGACCGTAGCCATGCTGTTCTCGCATTCGCTCGAACGTAGCGTTTTTTCCACGCCGGTATGCCATAGCGGAATGCGAATTGCACATGCCGTTGCGACGCACTGGCTTGAAACAGTCTGGAACTGAGCAGCCCATTATTCGTCCTCTTGTTTAAAGTGACCCTTGCCGCGTTTACGCATTAATTTCCAGGCAGGTTCCGACGTATAAACTGACCCGAGGAAGCCAAGCCCCTTCTCACACTCCGGAAGAAGTGCGTGGTGGAGGAGCATGGTATCTTCGCCGGCCGCGTTCACTCTGATGCCGTAGCGGCGCCAGATGTAGTGGAGGTCGTAGAGTCCGTTCTGGAAAAGTTTCGGTATACCTGTGCCAAGAATGGCCCGAACCGCATCCCAGGCCGCCAGTTCATCAGAGAGCGTTGCCCAGTAAGACCCGCCTCGACCTGGATGTGTGAAGGGTACGACGAGTGCCTTGTCATGGCTAGGAGAGAAACCGATGCAAGTAATCTGCTCCGCAGCGGTTTCAATGTCGACTGAGAGGGTGCGGGCGCGGCGGATGTGCTCATCGAAGAAGCCCCAGATATCGTGGATGGAGTCCGGCACAAACACGAACCTGCGCGGCCGGACGATTTCAGGGAAGGTGGACTCGCGCCGGGCCTTCATCAGGTCCAGCACGGTTACGTGGCGCAGTTCCCACTGGCGAAGGACTGCGGCGGGGTGATAGGTTGGCAGGACCTTGTGCCCGGTCAGAGACCGAGAAACGGTTCCCCGGATTTTAGATATGCGGCTATCGTGAAGAAGAGCCCAAGTAGCAGTGCCACCGAGAGCCACAATAAGGTTCGGGTTCTCCTCAGTGATCTCTCGGAGGCATCTTTCAACCTCTGGAATGTACTCGTCCCGGAGGTACTTGCCTGTCCGCAGAGCGGGCAGATCGTTAGATACCTGTGATCGCGGGGCACATAACCTCTCAATGTCGTTATCCGGTCCCGGCCGCAGATTGAACACATTTCCCAATACGCAGTCTGATTTTTCAATGCCCGCCTCCTTGAGCATCCGGTTAAGCTCGAACCCTGCGGGGCCCTGAAAAGGGAGGCGGAGGAGTTCCTCCTTCTCGCCCCACGCCTCGCCGAGGATGTAGATTTTAGGCACTGTAGGTCCCCTCGATGATCTGCTGACACAGGGTTGCGTAGCCGGCGATATCGCGCCAGTGGTCGGGCTCGTTCGGATTGCCGGACAGGATGCGGCCGACCTTGTGGAGGATCATGTCGATGGCCTCACGCTGTTCCATTGACAGCGGAAGTTCTGGATCAATATCGCCCGGCCAGTTAACGCCGGTGCGAGCTATTGCTTTTAGCTGCTGCATGATCCGGCCGTTCTCACGGAAGTCTCCGTGGGTCTTGCCGCGCTCGGCGAGAGTAGACTCGATCTTCGACTTTTCGACGCGTGGGGTGCTAGGCTTCGTGCGGGCCATCTCGTGCTCCTCTGTTTTGGCTCGAAAAACAGCGAGGGTGACTGGTTGTCCCTTCCACCAGAGATCCATGGGGAGAGCGATGCGGTTGAACCGCTCGCGGAACCATTGTTCGTCACTCTGGTGGTACTTCATTCTTCCTCTCCAGTCTTGACTTCTCGAGGGCTAGTTGGGCTCGGTCGGCGAACTCGGGGTTGATCTCGAGACCGATAGCGAACTTAGCACCGAGGCTTTCTGCAGCTCTAATTGCAGAGCCGCTGCCGCACGTGGGGTCAAGGACAAGGGAATTACCGTCAACGAGCATTCGAAAGAATTGTCGAAGCATACCCTCGGGTTTCTCAGACATGTGACGGTCACGTACTGTTGGGTGGCTGACTGCGTTAGCAACCGCCTGAACAACTTTCCGATCTCCGCGTCTGCCAAGGAGGGCAGTTTCGTAAATTCGTCTGGGTCCACGTTGAGGATCAGGGAGGATACCGACATTGTCGCTCTTCATCCAGATGAGTGGGAACGGGTCGATGATGAAGTCCGTCTCGCGCGCGAAGAAGTCCAGGGTCTCGCGATAGAACTTCATCGAGAACCAGAACATCAGGTGCGCGGAGGGGGTAGTCAGGCGATCGAGGTTGGAGGCTAGACTCCGACATAGTTCCCAATACGTATCCTCGGTGTCGGCGTATCCTCCGTGTGCGGCGGCACCGCCTTGGTTAAATCCGTCAGCGTTAATACCGTAGGGGAAGTCGCAATGTATAAAATTGAACCTGGGCCCGGCATAAACTGGAGCCCACTCATTGAAACTTTCATTGAAGATAGAGCGTGGAGCTTCCGGAGCCGACTCCGCCGGAGCGCCAATCGTTTTCTGGATAACGAGTACGGCCTGCTCATCGGCGCGCTCCTTCTCCCGCAGGACGATATTCTTGGCGACCGAGTATTTGGGCGCCTCGGCGACGCGCTGCTTGGACAGGTTCTGGGCGACTGAAAGCTGCTCGGATACGGTGTTGGCCTTGAGGCCGATGGCCTTGGCGGTGTCGCCCTGAGTCCATTCCGGCTTTTTCGCGCGCTGGAGGTTGTGGTACTCCTGGAGGGCCCGGACCTGGTCCTGCCAAGGGAGGTCAACTCGCTTGATGTTCTCCTCGAGTTCGATCGCGTGAAGTTCGGTCTCGTCGAGTTCATCCACGTATTGGACTGGGAACTTCTCCCAGCCGAGTTTGCAGATAGCAGTAAAACGACGTTCACCCGCGACGAGAACGAGGTCGCGGGTGACAACAGGCGGGTTGATGAGGCCGACGCGGTTGATGGAGTCAGCTAGTTCGTCGATCCCGGTGATCTCGCGCCGCTGGCGTCGGTCCCGGTCTACTTTGACGTCCGCTGTCCGGACGATGTGGAACTGTCCTGAGGTCATGGTTCAGCTCGAGCTTACGGCCAGAGAAATGGGGCGGCCGTTAAGCCGCCCCACAGTGGATCAAAGCGCAGCGTAGCTGTCGACTTCCTCGTAGAGGACCGTGCCGTCCTGCGACGGGCGATGCTTGATCTTGTAGACGGCCTGCCGCCCGACGGTCTGCGGGAGGAGTTCACCGACGCTGCCGGACTCCGCGTCGAGGCCGAGTGCCTTGAAGTATTCCTTCAGGCGCCACAGCGCGTCCTTGGTCAGGAACTGCGTGACGCGCAGCGGACGGTCGCCGATGCCGCCCGCCTCGTTGAGGGCCTGCATGTCGATATCCGCGCCGGGCGCAATCAGCTTGACCTCGAAGATGGCGGCCAGAGTGTTCTTCTGGCCGATCTCCTTCAGCTCGGGCTGGGAGGTCACGACCCCGATGTAGGTGCCGACCGGGCGCGGCTTCGGCTTTTCGATATCTTCGACGCGGGTGTTGAGAATGTCTGCGAAATTGGCGCTCATTGTGCTGTTCCTTCAGATTTCGCCGTAGTTGACAAAGTCTTTGCGGCGTGGTGAGTTTAGGATGTTGTCACGGTGACTAACAATTCGGAGATTTTCAATCCTATTATCGCCGGGGTCTCCGTTGATATGATCTATCTCTCCATTGGGCCACGCACCGTAAACGTAGGCCCAAATTACGCGATGCTCCAGTTCGAGATAGCCGAGGATGAACACAACTCTATATCCATCATTACGCGTATGACCAACTCGAACATTAGCCGGGTGCCTACCCCGACGCTGCCGACGGATCAGATGCCCTAGTTGGGTGTCGTAGATTAACTCAGATCTGATTTCGGCAATGTAGTCCATTACTTCCCCCGGTTAACCCTGAAGAAGTCGGCCAGCCCAGTACCGATGGGAAGCTCGGCTGGCATAGTGAAGCTCGCCGGGGACTTGACGTCTACAAGCCCCGTCGAGATTGTGCGGATAACCCGCGAAGCGGATTGTCCTGCACCCTTGGTTTCGCAGAGCGCCACGTTGTTGAAGTACGCGGGCAGCTTCGGCGAAAGAGCGTTGCCGACTGCCGTCGGGAAACCCTTGGTGGTTCCGTCAGGCTGGTCGATGAACTTGATATGCGAGGTCACGATCACGTTCGTCTTGAACGAGTCGGACGTCAGGAGGGCGATGGCGTTCTCGATCGCCTCCTGGGCGGCGCCGTAGATCTGGCGCTTGTCCTTGGCGGACGGGTTCAGGGCCGTCGCCCAGTTGAACGCGGCCTCGGACAGGAAGGTGAGGCTGTCGATCACGACGACCGAGTCCTCACCGAAGTCGGACGGCTTACCGAAGTCTTTGTCTCCGTCCTTCCAGCGGTCGAGGAGCTGCATGGCGCGCGTGAACGCGGTAGGCATCCCGTCGAGGATCGGGCCGGACTGGGTGCCCTTGATCTTGTCGCGGAGCGAGACGAACTGGATGTTCTCGAGTTTGTCGGGGCACCGCTTTCGGCACTGGATCACGAGCGAGTCGAGCCCGTTGTCGAAGTCGAGGATGAAGAGCTTGTAGCCGGCCTCAACGAGGGACGTGAGTGCCCCCGTCTTGCCCGCCCCCGAGTACCCGATCAGCATGAGCTTCGTTGTTGTCGACGACTGGTGTTGTGCCAGACTGGGCATCGGTGAGGACCTTCGCGTTGAGGATGGAGACCTGCTGGGTGAGGGAGTTGAGCTGACGCGCCATCATGTCCTGAGACTGGTACAGGGTCTTGCAGACATTGACGAGTTCATCCCACTTCTTTTTCGAGACGAGTTTCATCGGACCACCAACGGGTTCCAGTGGTTGATGTGGAAGTTCTGCTGGATGAACGTCTCGCGCACGCGCTCGTCCGAGCCGCAGATCTGCCGGAACGGACAGCCGGAGAACTTGTGGCAGGACTTGTCGTTCATGGGCCAGCGATCGCGCTCGGCGTACAGGTGGGCGAGCGCGACCCACTCCCGCATGTCGTCGAGCCATTCGGTGACCTGCGTGTCAGTGCGGTACACCATCCCACGGGTGAAACGCGAGAAGCCAACCGCGATCTGCGCAGCGTCGATGATGACGCCCTTCACCGGCGCCTCGTAGATGATCGAGGCCGCGAAGGTGTAGAGGGACATTTGGTTGTCGGGCGTGTACTGCTCGAAGTAGTTCGAGCCTACGGTGGTTGTGGTGGTCTTGTGGTCCATCACGTAGTTGACGCCCTGGAACTCGACAACGCGGTCGAGGTGCCCGCACAGAATCAGGTCGTCGTCGATCTGGAGGCGGAAGGAAAGCTCGACGGCAGGTGCGCCGGACTTGAGTCGCACCGTGCGCGCGGGGTCCTCGGGGCCGAACTGCTCGAGGTGCCAGATGACCGTGCGGATGAGGTTCTCGCGGGTCTTGCTGTTGTGCCCGCCGTCCCAGGGGTGACCGGAGGTCACTTCGCCGTGCTCGTCAGTCTCGTAGACCCACGTCGCCTCGAGCAGCCAGCGCACGACCTTGCGCATGGCCTCGAGGTGGCCGAGCCCGGCGAAGGTGTGCTTCTCGTAGTCCTCGAGGGCCTTGTGATACCACGACCCGTAGGTCAGGTGGAGGGACTCGCCACGGGAGCGGAGCCCGCGGATCATGGTGTAGTAGTATTTGCGGGGGCACTCCTTCATATAGCCGAGGGACGTAGAGTCCCAAGCGAACTGCTTCATGGTGCCGGAGAGGAAGGGGCTGTCGGCCATGTCACAGCCCCAGGTCGTCGAGGGACAGGTTGAGGGGCTGCTTCTCGCCCTTCGCGGGCTTCGGGGCCTTGCCGGCCTTCGCGTCGCCGATCAAGTGCTGCTGGCGGGCGGTGCGGTAGTGCTGGATGATCGACTCGATATCCTCATTGGTGAGTTTGAGTGGATCGCGGGCGAACAGTTCGGACAGGTCTGACATACGGTTTCTCCGTGCCTGGTCTATCGGGAACGAATGTAGAAGGAAAGTGCCCGGCCGGGGGGAGACACGACTCCGGCCGGGCACCTCAGACGAGTTGGTCTAGCTCAACGGGAGGGGGTACGGCACGCTGAGCCGCTTCCTCTTCGACCTTGCGGACGAAGTTGTGGACCAACTCCCTGACTGCGCGCGACGGCCCAAGCTTCGGCTGGAGTTCAGCGAGCTTCTCCCAGTCGTCGGCGTAAAGGTTCAGGGTCACTTTGACCAACTCACGAGTCGACTTGCGGGGCATGGCGCTTGATGATCCACAGGTGCTCAGGGTTGGTGGGGCTGCGAATGATGGACAGACAATCGAGGGTCTGGTCCATCGCTTTCGAGCGGGCGGTGTAGAGGTACGCAGTGAGCCGCTGGGGATTGTCGGTCCATACAACAATCCCCAGCGGGCTGGCAAGCGCCGAGTACCATAGCTCGATATACTCGCGGCGCTTGTTGGACATTACGCAGCGGCCTTACGGCCCTTCTTCGGGGCGGCCGGAGCCTCCTCAGGCTGTGCCTCGGGCGCGGGGGCTTCGCCGCCCAGAATGTCATCGGCGAGGGCTTCACGCTGCGCGATGGCGGCGCGGGCCTTCTCCATGAACATGGCGTTGTGCTTCTCGAGCGCGCCCTTGGCCAGCTCGTTGATCTGCGCCGCCGGGTAGTCGGAGGGGTTCTTGCCCTGCTTGCGGATGGCGTTCTTGACCGCCTCCTTGGCGAGGTTGAAGGCCTCCTTGCCGACCGGATCAGCGGGAGCACGCGGGCCGGCGCTGGTGCGGATGCCGAAGGCATACGACGCGGCGTAGGCGTCGAGCTTGGCCTGCAGTTCGGTGACCTGCTCGGAGGTCAGCGACTCGGCCTCGCCCTTGGCGTCCTTCACCTGCTTCGCGAAGTTGTTCCGCAGGTTCTCGAACAGGGTCTGGTTGAGGGTCGCGGCCTCGTTCGCGGTGAGGACATGGCCCTCGGAATAGCGCGGGGCGACCGTGAAGTCAGCACCCTGGATCGTGATCGTTTCCATTGGAAGGCTCCAGAAATGGGGCTTCGTGCGCCCCGGTGGTTGGTTGCGGGTATTATCGTTACACGGAGACGGGCGGGCCGTCAACTCCTTTTTGTAGGGCGACGGTATGGTCCCATCGCCCCGCGATACATATGGCTCAGCCACTACGCGGCATGCGAACCTCGGGGAGACGACGCTCCTCGATCTTGTGCGCGATCAGGTGGATCTGGATCATGCCTGCGAAGATAGTTACTGCGGCGTCGGGGGCGAGGTCCAGGCACTCCATAAAGTTCGGCCACAGACAGAGCGTGTGGAGTTCACGCATGATGCAGTAGGAAAGTTTCGCGGCTTCCTCGTGCTCGAAGAACTCCGAGGCGTGGCCACGGAACGAGTCCGTGTCGAGCATGGCGCCCTCGTTGTTGCGGTGCTCATCGACGTACTCGACGATCGGGCGGGCGAGTTCGAGGGCTATCGCCCGGGAACGGTCAGGGGATAAGGCCATCGAGGGTCACCATGCGGAGGTTGAGCTTGGCCCGGGTCCAGATCACGTACAGGAGGTTGAGTTCCTGATCCATGGCGTCCTCGGACGTAGCGTACTTGCTGGGCACGCGGAACGGGTCGAGGTGGTACACGGTCTCGAACTCGAGTCCCTTGGACTTGTGTCCAGACATGAGGGAGATCGTGCCGCCCTGCGCGAACAGGAACTCGGCGAACGCGATCGCGCCCGACAGGGTGGGTGCGGCACGGGCGAACACACGGAGGCACTCCGCCTTGTCCTCGATAGCGCCGACCTCCCGGACCTTGGCGATCCGGTCGACCTTCCAGCGCTCGATCGCGTTGAGGAGTTCATCCTGGGAGATGGACGGCTCACCCAGTTTCTTGAGGGTCTTGATCAGGCTCGGGCCAATGTCGGCGCCGAGAAGCTTGACTCCGCGCCCGGCCGCGATGAGGTCGAGTGCGCACTTGAACAGCGGCGCGTTGTTGCGGCAGATAATAGCCGCGCCGTCGGGGATGGAGGTCGGGGACCAGGTCTCGAGAGTCTCGACCGTGCCCTCGGGAGCCCAGTCAGCGAACTTCATGTGGGGCACGCGAGTATTGGCGAGCCGCACGACGCTGCGGGGGCAGCGGAAGCTGACCGAAAGGGTCAGCTCGGTCATGTTGAAGGACTCCTTGAGCGCCGCCATACCGCTCCGCATAGCGCCCCGAAAACCGTAGATGCTCTGCCACGGATCGCCGACCGCGATGAGACGCTGCTTGACAAGCCGGCGCAGCATCTGATGGTTGAGGGGGCTGAGGTCCTGGGCCTCGTCGACCATGACCAGCGGAAACGCCGGGAACGTGCCGCCGAAGATGGTCGGCATGTAGATCTGGTCGTTGAAGTCGATCAGGCCCTTGTATGCGGACTGGATCGAGGCGTTGATGCACCAGTCGATGCAGCGCTCGAGCCACCGGGGCACGTTGCCGTCCCACTCGTCCTCGAACACGGACATGTCGAGTTCGGTGCGCAAAGGGCGTGCGGAGGGGTACTTACCCTCGGGCACGTAGCCGGAGAGCTTGGTCGAGTCGACGGCCTTCATGATCGCGCCGAAGTTGTCCCAGGCGTCGTCGAGGTCGCGGCCCTTCAGGTTCTCGCCGATCCAGGTGCGCACGAAGGAGTTGGTTTTCTTCGTGTCGAGGGTCAGGCGCTGCCCGATGGCGTCGGCCCAGACTCGATGGCCGAGCGCGTTGAGGGTCTTGCACTGGACGTGGGACGGGAGGCGGGCGGACAGCTCGTCTGCGATACGCTTGTTGAAGGCGAGCGACAGGATCGGGATGCCCGTCTTGTATTTGCAGATGAACTCGAGGGTGGTCGACTTGGCGGCGCCGGCGAGGGCGTTGATGAGGAGGTTCGAGGAGGTCTGAAGGACGGCCTCGATGATACGAACCTGCTCTTCGGTGGCATACAAGGGCCATACGGGCCGGTCAAGAAAATACTGAGACATTTGCTTTCGCCTTTCTGTAAGCTTCGGCTGCCATTTCCGCAGTCAAGAAGAAACCCAAGTGGTGAAGTTTGTAGTTGATCCGGATTTTTGCTGAGTACTTACCTCGTGCTTTGTTGAAGTGGACGCCTCGGTGGCCAGAAGCTCCTTGTGAATGGTGAATGTTCAGCATGTTCTCTGAACGGGTGACTTCGCGGAGGTTTTCAAGACGGTTGTCTGTCTTGTCCCCATTGATGTGGTCGAGTTCCTTCGGCCAGTAGCCGAAAGCTTTGAACCAGACAAGCCGGTGCTCCTTCACCATTCGGCCTTCGTAACGCACCACTACGTAGCCGTGGCTGTTAATCGCCATGTAATTCCTCCGTAGCGTTCAGCGGGCCGTTCGGGCGATCGAGGAAGTAGGTCACTGTAGGAGTCCTTTCAATCTGGTCTGGTTAACCGTGAGATATTGCCACAGTTTGGGGTGAATGTCAACTCTGGGATTGACCTGCCGGGCGGCATCATGCGCCTCGTCGAGGGGCACTCCGAGAGCAAGCTGGTACGCGATGAAAATGGTGGGCGAGCGTGACTTGCCGTGGTTGCAGTGGATGAGCAGGGGGCGGGGCGCTGTGTGTATCCAGCGCACTGCGGTGTCTACGAGGGCATCCCACGGCGCGGCTCCGTCGATCATGTTGAGGGCGAGCCAGGTTGGAGTCGGCTGGTAGTGGAGGTAGTGCGGGCTGTCCGGCTCGGCCGTGACGAGGGTCCGGTGGACCGTTTTAGTTGCGGACACTAGGGCCTGGCCGGTGGGCCAAGCGTCGAACTCAGCCATGCCGCCGATGTGGATGTGGTTCTTGCTCATGTGTTGGGCTCCATCTTCCTGATGGCGGCGGCGGCTTCGTCCAAGAGTGGGCCTGCGCTATTGGAATTGCTGGCATCAACATAGATGCGCTTCACTTCTTCGACGGCTTCCGCAGCCTGCTCTCTCGCTGCTGCGTAGCCTTCCGCCCAAATCTGAGCGCGCCATTCCTGGATGGTCTTGAACTCGTCAGCGTGGGCTATCTTCTCAGCGTCACTCACGGTTGCCTCCTGAGGATGCGAGGGCGGTCCTCTTTCTCAAGCCGTGCTCGCTCGTCGCGCAGTTCACGCCAGTAGTCCGGGTCAAGATCCGGCTCGTTGTCGAGGTCATCCCAAGGGCAGTTCTCGTCTCCGCCCTCAAACTCGCAGGAGCGCTTGGCGTAAGCCCCGCAAAATGGGCACACGATTCCGGGCATCTATTTGGCCTCCGTTGGTGTTGCTGCCTGCGCCGCAATGCCTGCGGCAAATGCGTGGTGAGCCAGCGTCAGGACGAAACTTGCGTCCGGCGCATTGACGTACTGGCTGGCGCAGAGCACGTCTGCGACCGCATAGACGCCGGCAGAAAATGCAGCGTCGCTCACCTCCGTCTTGGCCCGCAGGCGGGTAAGTTCGTCGGCGTACTTGGTGATGCGAGCTTCGTGCGCCTTGGTCAATTCCTTGACGTGGTTGGCGTGCTGCTCTCCATCAAGGCGGAACAGATCGCGCAGGCGGGCGAGTTCGGCCCGTATTTCATCACGCTCGCGCTTGTAGGTTGAAGCCTCGCCGGTCAGGGTATGCACGTCATTGCTGAGCTCGGTAACTTTGGCCTCGGCTGCTTCGGCGCGGGCAATCGCCTCAATCAGTGTTTCGTCGCTCATCGTTGGCTCTCCTTCATTTTGTCAATCAGGTCGAGTAGTCGCTGGCGTTCTGCTTGGTCGGCGCCCCCTGCGAAGAGTGCCATGCCGATGAAGCCCGTGACGAGGCCGGCGAGGTAGCATAGGAAGTAGGTCATAGCCCCAGGTCCTCCAAGGTGAGTTTGCGAGGCGCTTTGGGCGCCTCGACGGTGGACTCGATGGAGGCCACGAGGAGCATCACACGCTCCATCGAGGCCGTGATTTCGACTAGGCGTCGCTGGGCGTTAAAGACTGCCCAACGATCCCCGACCGGGAGGATGATGGCAACCCGGGCTGAGTATTTGAGGGACTCTGCGGCTTGTGAGTATTCGTCCATGTGAGACTCAATCCGAAAAGCTGGAGGGAATTTTGTATCAAGTGGAGACGCATTGAACGGTCGCCCCTGAACATGCGCAGAACGGTGTTCTGGGAGTAACCGATCCGGTACGCGAACTCGGTTGCGGTCATGCCGGAGCTGAGGACGAGCTTGTGGATGTGCTGGACCAGCGGGTCCTTGCTTAGGCACTCAGGGAACCGGGCACGGGGCTTGTCGATCTCTTGCTGGATGCACCAGAGGCGCACCGAGGAAATCGGCACGCCTGTAAGTTGGCTGATCCGCGCGTAGGTCAGGCGCTTTTTGCGGAGTTCTACAACCTCCGCGACACGGGCGGCTTTTACTCGGTTCATTTCGTAATCCCCTCGATAAGTTCACGCTTCGAGTAGTTGTGAGGGCGCTCAGCGCACCCCCACAGGAAGAGGATGAGGGCTGCGAGAAGCAGCCCCCAAAAGGTAAAGCGTTCGATCAAAACCAGACCCTCCGAGTTGGGAAGAAGATGGCTGGGCCGTGGATCGAGGTCAGGTCGCCCGGCTTGAGTGGGTGCCCGACGCTGAGGTGTCGCCACATGGTGTTCTGGTGGTAGAGCACGGTGGCGAGCGGGTTGATGGGTCGGGAGGTCAACGCCCCCACCTCGTCAACGAACATGTCGCGCGGCTCACCCTCGAAGAGCACGCTGACGTGCTCGAAGTGGGCGCAGCGCAGCAGGGGCGCGATGAAGGCGAACTCGTTGAACGAAGGCTGCTTCGCGAGGTCCTTCGAGCCGGTCTCGATGTGTCCGGTGGGCTGGATAAGCCAATAGAGCGTGTCCATCAGAAGTAGTTCTCCAGGTCAGTTTCGGTGATCGGGCGCTCGTAGACGAGCATGACGGGCGCGAGGTCCTGGGGCTCGTAGCCGGAGGTGACGATCTTGCGGAAGGCCTCCCAGGAGGCCGTCGCGGCCTCGAGGGCGGACTTGCCATCGCGGCTGATCTCAACCCGGTCGCCCTCGTGGTCGCGCTTGATGATGCAGGTCCAGTTCACCAAGTCGCCGCTGCGGTAGGTGAAGTAGGAGAAGAGGGTGATCTGGGTGCGGGTGATCCGCGTCGTGGCTTCGAAGATCTCTTCGAGTGTCATCGTTTGTCTCCGTGCGGGCAGAAGTGCCCTTCGAGGGGGACCGAAGGCCCCCTCTAGGGGGCACTAGGCCGCCGAGGGTTCGTCGAGGGACTTGGCCACGCCTGCGATCAGCGGATCGGCGGCGCGAAGGAAGTCGGACAGGGAGGCTCGGCTCCCGGCCTTGCACTCCACGTTGAGGAGCGTCTGCTCCTTGACCGCGCCCTCGCGCTCGAGGATCTGGTAGGCCTGGGCGAGCGTGCTCGCCTTGACGATGGTCACGAACGACTGGAAGATGAAACGATACTCGTTCACTTGAGTTCTCCGATTTTCCGCCCGTAATGCTCGATCCGCCGAGTGAGGAGCGGAGTTAGCTCACTCAACGGAACCGTGAAGGTGATATCCTCGTGCGTGCCGAGGGTCGCCTCTACGATGGTGAAGGCCTGCGGGTTGCGCTCGATGTGAGCGATTACCTCGCTGCGCAGGCGCGTGAAGTTCTCGAACCCGTCGAGAAGCTCGCGAAGCTGGTTGATGTGGTCGCGGAGTTCCTCGGGGGTCATATGTCGAGGTCCAGGTCGTCGAGGGTCAAAGTGGAGGCTTTGCTGGGAGGCTTTGGCCGGGCCATGGCCCGCGCGATGGTCTCTAGGTCGTACTGAGTCGGCGCGCCGGCGAAGCCGAGCTTCGGGGCGCTTCGCGCCACCTCGCGGTGCCTGAGGATCACGAGGAGGTTTTTGATGCCGAACTCGTTCGCGGCCAAGTGGACAGTGTGGCCGCGAACGGTGCCCGCCGAAGGCGGGATGGCGACGTGGATCGTGTCGCCTGTGAGCCACAGCGTGACTGCGTTGGCGGGCGGGGGGTAGGTCACGGTTTGGACTCCGGTGGGAGGCTGGAGGTTTCGGCCTCGGTTAGATCCTGCTCGAGGCTGATGGCGAGGTCGCCGACGTCCAGTCGAGTCGACCGCCCGAGGGGTCGCTCCGAGTGTCCGGGCTCGATCATGACCGGGGCGCGCGCGGCCTCAGCCGCAACGTCAGCGTAGAACTTGTCGAGGGCCTGCGCGGTGGTTTGTGTGGGGTACTGGCCGTCGAGCGGGATGATCGAGATGGGCTCAGCCTCGCCACGGCGCAGGAGGACCTGCCACGGCGGATCGTCCGGACGCTGTCCGGCGATGACCGAGATCACGATCTCACTCCACTTCTCGATGCCCGTCTGCTCGAAGTAGAGCTTGCGGGCGCTGTAGCACATCATACGGAAGCGAGTGGCCTGCGACTTGGTCTGGAAGTTGACGGCCGCGCCTGTCGGGTTGACGTCGGCGAGGTCGAGCGCGTCCATGTGGAGGCGGTACGCGCCGATTTGTGTGGGACGGGGCAAGGTTAGGACTCCTTGGGAGGTTGGAGGCTGGAGGTTACGCCTAACCGGCCCTCTTCCTCGGCCTCGAGGAGTTCCTCGAGGAACTCGACCTCGGCCTGAGCGGCGGCGCGGAAGTTGTCACCGCGTGCGACCTCGTGAGGGGCGCGCGCCCAGTAAAGATGGGCGCCTGCCGCGTTGACGTAGGGTGTGTTCTGGCATAACGGCTCGGCCACCTCGAACACGGGGCAGCTTCGGCAGTTGTCGTCGAGGTAGAGGGTGCAGAGGGGGCATGAGCGCGAGCTTATCGAAGTATCGCTCGGATGCCTGACCTGCGCGTTATCGCGCCACTTGGCGATGCTGGCGCGGAGGGCTTCTAGCCTGGTCATGCGAGTTTCCTTCCTGTGTAGCTGTACACGCCTGGCCGGGCACCATGGCCCTCAGACTTGCCGACGGTACGTCGGATATGGGCCTCGGTGTAGACCGGGCCGTCGCGGTGCGATCGCTCTGCGAAGCAATCGAGCCTGGCGTTGTGAAACCTGGCGATTGCCCGGGCGTGGCGCTTGATCTCGCGGCGGGTCATAGTTGGTGTCTCCGTTGTCAGGCCGCGAGCAATGCGTCGGCCTCATCGGGACCGACCAGGCTCTTCAATTCTTCCCAGACCTCGTGGTCGTCAGGGTTGGCTTGGATGTACGTGCGCAGGTTCTCGGGGTTGCGCTCGACGTGATCGAGGAAGCCCCACGTGGTGATCACTGAGCCCGCGCCACAGAGGGCGCACGACAGGTCCGGGAACTGGATCACACCCACGCCCGTGCCTGGCACATCGAGCCGCGCGCCACCGAACATGGCTGCGACTTCCCAAGGCGACTCGGTTGTGATCGGGCCGCGCTCAGGATGCACGATATGGGCGGGCACGCCTGAGCCCCAAATGGCACTCATCACTGCGTTGAACGTTGTTGCCTGTGACATGTGAGAGTCTCCGTTTTGCGGCCCGCCATGGGCCATGGTTTAACATTACCCCAATGCGCCCCGTGGGTCAACCGGGAGTTGACCCTGTGCGCCCGGTGCGACCTAGGTGTAGTAGTGAACCTGAATGCGCGGGGGGGTACCCGATTTAGGGCCGAAGCGCGGTAAGGTATGGCTCAGGGGCTGAGGGGTGCCGTTTCAGATGCCTAGTAGAGAGATTTTTTTCTAGGAGTTTTAAGGACCCTCCCACCCTCTGGGGCGGTACGCCCCAGCCTCTGAGCCATACATATCGCGCGGCGATTGAGCCATACCACCCGGGCGGCCATGGGGGGACCGTCCGGGTGAGCCATACGTATCCGGAAAACCGGCGACTATTGGGTGGGGGTCCGCGCATTCAGGCTCATAGCGTCACCTGGGGCGCACGCGGATCACGGGGCGAGGTTACGCGCGACCTTCGCCTCCTTGGCGCACGCGGACCAGAACACGATCCAGCCCTTCGCCTTGACCGACTCGTCGGCCTTCGCCGTGGCCCACTGTGCCGCGCACGCCTTCATCGTGGCCGAGGCTTCGCGCGGGGCGCAGGTGCCCTTGGCTCGGCAACCACGCTCGGACTTGGCCTCGGCGGACGCGCCCAGGAGGACGGTGAAAACCGTGGCGGCGAGGATAAGCTTGTTCATGACATGTCTCCGTGATGTGCGAACTGGCCATCGTCAGGCACCGCGTCACGGTGCGACCGGGCAAGCCCGGTTTCGGCCTCACTCTGGGCGGGAAAACCAAAGCACGTCATCATCCTCGGCAAACCAGCGCCGCACATTATCACGAAACTCCTCGCGCACCTCCATGCGCCATTCGCCGTTTGAGGTATGCTTGTCATGCGTCAGCTTGTCAGCCACCACGCCGCGCCGCCCAAGCTTCACACGAAGCGTGGTCTCAGGTATATCGCGTATAATAACGATCATGGCATCCTCCATTGGGCTCGTCAGCGTGCGCCTTACGCACGGACGGGGGCTTCGCCCCGTTTCGCCCTTAGATGATATCGGCCAGCCCCTTCGCCGCGTCGATATCGGCTTGTGCCTGCGCCCGCACCTTCTCGTGCGCGGCAGCCTTGCCCACAAGGGCGCGCCGTTCGGCCTTGGCCTCGTCGGTCGCGTCCTTTGGCAGCTTGCCATGCTTGGCCTCGACCAAGGCCACGGCGATTTCGCGCGCCCGCTTCGCGACCGGGTCGACGTCACGCTCCTTGGTGAAGTCGCCCGCGAGCCAGTCACCGATCATCGCCCGCGCGTTGTCCGCGCAACGAGCCTTAAACTCCGCCATCTTCGCCTCGTTGCCCACGGGGGCGGCTTCGCCCCGCGTCGCGGCGTCGTTAAACTTGCGCATCCCGTACAAGGCCAGCCGCCGGACGATTTCCGTGGCTACACTTGCGTCGGCCTTGGACAGGTCCAAGCGGACCTCGTGGCCGCGAACCTCGGCCGTCAAGACGGTGGGAAGGTCAATGGTGAATTGCATGGCGTGGTCTCCGTTGTGGCGGTGCGCCCCGTGCGCCCCGTTATGTCCAACATAAGCGAGTCCCCGTGAAAGTCAATCCCCTTTTTGGGCCTCGACGCATTTTCTTGCGCCTCGCCGTTCACAAAAATGTGATCGGGCTTGCATCCGGTCAGCCCAGGCATGGCACGAGCCTTGCCCCCCGTGGGCTCGGTCGCCGCACGAGGTTTCACGTTCCAATCCTGTGGAATGGGGTCCCCCTTTGGCTCAGGCCACCCCCACCCCAGCGAGGCCACCCCCCTGCGCGCGGGTAAACACCCTCCGCGAAAATTGTGCAATTTTAGAGAGTGAGCCATACCAGGGCCTCCGGCCCTCCGTCCCTTCCGCCCCATCCGTATTTTTACCTAGCCCTTGACCCAGCCGCCGACTCATGGTACGGTGCCTAGATGGACCTGAACCTCGATATACGGACCAAAGGAAGAGCCAGCTCACCGCTCGCGTGGCGGATTGAGCGCCCGGTTGAGGCCGCGGATTTGGCGTTCCTGGACCAGCCGCGCCCGCGCGATCCGCTGATGCCGCTGGCGAAGATCCGGGAGCGGCACCACTCGGCGGCGCGGGCTCTGGCCCAGGGCCTGACGACTATCGAGGTCTGTGCGGTCACGGGCTACACTCCCACGCGGATCGGGCACCTCCAGCAGGACCCGGCCTTCCAAAACCTCGTGGCGATGTACCGGGAGCGCCAGACGGAGATCTGGTCGGAGGCCCAAGACCGCGCTAAGGCTGCGGTGATGCTCGGGCTCGAGGTGATGACTGACCGACTCGAGGCCGCGGACGAGAAGGACGACGAAGAGGCCTTCGAACTCGCGGAGCGTCTGGTGAAGGCGGCGACGCCGGTGTCGGGTCTCGTGTCCCGGCCAACCGCCGCGGTGCAAGTGAACGTCAACCTTTCAGGCCGGCTCGAGGCTGCTCGACGTCGGGCCGGTCTGATTGAAGGGCAGGCCCTCCCGCCTGCCCTCGGAGAGGAGCCCGGCGCTTGAGCGACGACCTCGTCCAGGACCTAGCGCTGCTGAGCAAGGACCCTCACCGGTTCGTGCTCTGGGCGTTTCCGTGGGGCGAGGAAGGCACGGAACTATTCGGTAAAACCGGGCCAGACACCTGGCAGACCGAAATCCTGTGCCAAGTTCGCGACGGGCTCCTCACCGTCAATCAGGCGATCCAAATCGCCACAGCGTCCGGGCACGGCGTCGGGAAGTCCGCCCTCGTCGGATGGCTGACCCTGTGGGCCTTCTCGACCTTCCCCGGCACCCGCGGAGTGATCACCGCGAACACTGAGACTCAGCTCAAGACTAAGACCTGGGTCGAGCTGAGCAAGTGGTTCCGACTGTTCATAGCCCGGGAGATGTTTGACCTTCAGGCCACCCGCCTGTCTGCCAAGGACCCGCTCGAGGCCGCGGAGTGGCGCATAGACCAGGTCCCGTGGTCGGAGCGAAACACTGAAGCGTTCGCCGGGCTCCACAACGAAGGCAAGAGGATCATCGTGATCTTCGACGAGGCCTCGGCCATCCCGGATATTATCTGGGAGACGACTGAAGGCGCTCTAACCGACTCGAACACGGAGATCCTCTGGTTCGTGTTCGGGAACCCGACTCGGAACACCGGCCGGTTCCGTGAGTGTTTCGCGGGCGGCAAGCACCACCAGAACTGGCTGTGTCACACGGTCGACTCGCGGACCGTCAAGGTCACGAACAAGGAGCAGATCCAGAAGTGGCTGAATGCCTACGGCGAGGACTCGGACTTCTTCCGTGTCCGCGTTCGCGGCCTGTTTCCGCGAGTCGGCGCGATGGAGTTCATCTCCCGCGTGCTCGCTGAGGAGGCCTCGGTCCGCGAGGTTCAGACCAACAAGTACGACCCGCTCGTCATGGGCGTGGACGTCGCCAGGTTCGGTGATGACGAGTCGGTGATTTGGTTCCGCAAGGGCCGGGATGCTCGGACGTTCCCGCCCATGACCTTCGCAGGCGTCGACACGATGACCCTGGCCGGCAAGGTCGCCGAGCAGTTCCTCGCCCACCGAGCTGACGCTGTGTTCGTGGACGGCGGTGGTGTAGGCGGCGGCGTGGTCGACCGGCTGCGACAGTTGAACATCCCGGTGATCGAAGTTCAGTTCGGGTCGAAGCCCGACAACCTGAACGCGGACGAACCGAACGTCAGCTACTCGAACAAGCGCGCCGAGATCTGGGGCGCCATGCGGTACTGGCTGAAGGGCGGCGCGATCCCCGAGGACAAGGAACTCGTCGAGCAGATGAGTGGGGTCCTTTACGGCTTCAATGCGAACAACGCGATCCAGCTCGAGCGCAAGGAAGATATGAAGAAGCGGGGCCTGTCCAGCCCCGATCGGGCCGACGCACTGGCCCTCACGTTTGCCTACCCGGTGGCGCCGAATATCTTCGCAGGGGGCCACCCGCAGATGCAACAGCCGCGGGTACTCACAGAGTACGACCCCATGAACCTCGAGGTGGCCTGATGGTAGCGATCCCAGTCCAGTCGCCCGGGCAGAAACTGTCCGGCTCCGATATCATCGACTTGATCAACTATTACGCGGCGCAGAACCCCCTGCCCGGCGTATTCAACTTCAAGCCGAACAACTTCATGCGGCTGCGTGCCGCGCTGGCCGCCACTCGGAAGGGCACGGCCAATACGAATATCGCCTTCGTCGGCGACAGCACCACGCGAGGCCAGGGCTCCGGTGCCGGCACCGCGCAGGCCCTGAATGGCTTCCCTGTGATGGCACAGAGCTACTTTGCCTCGCGGACAGGCCTGGTCTGCCGTGGCCAGTCGCTGTGGGGCTCGGGCAACGCCACCCTCGGTTCGTTCGACTCACGTGTGACGCTGGGCGGTTCGTGGACGGGCTCAGGCTCCTCGTTCGGGCCGGGCGGTCCTCGCCTCGTAGCGACCGCCGCAGGCACGTTCCTCTTCGCCCCGACCGAGGCACAGTTCGATACGGCCGATCTTTACTACTGCAACAACGCGACCGGCTCGATGACGGTCAACTTCAACGCAGGCGCGACTCTCAACACGATCAACACGACTGCCGCATTCACCGTGGCTCTCCAGGCCAACGTGTCGACGCTCGGCACGAACGTGGTGAACATCCCCTGGGTCTCCGGCACGCCGTCGTTCATCGGGCTCGACTGCTACAACAGCGCCATCAAGCAGGTTTCGTTCTGGAACATGGGCTGGCTCAGCTCGACCACGGCAACCTGGAACCTCACGGACTCGAAGGCGTGGAACTCACTCACGTACTTCGCGTCGGGCGCGTTGCCAGTCCACGCGGCGGTCGTGTCCCTTGGGATCAACGACTGGAGCGCCGGCGGTGTGGCACCTTCGACCTACAAGGCCAACCTGATTGCGCTGGTCACGGCACTGCAGACCACAGCGGACGTCATTATCCTGACGCCGTTTCCGAGCGACTCGACTGTCGCGCCGATCGACTATCAGGCCGCCTACACTGCGGCGTGTTACGAGGTCGCCATTGCGACGGGCGCGGCGCTGATCGACACGACGATGCTGTTCAATGGTGGCCGGGCCGCCGTGACGAGCTTCTACTCCGACACGAAGCACCTGAGCGCTACCGGCTATGCCGACGTCGGCGCGACGGTTGCTCGCGTTCTTTCACTGGCAGCGTGAGGGCACCATGAGCTTCGGAAAGTCCAAACAGGCTTACACCCCGCCTCCCGAGCCGGCACCGCCCCCGCCGAACGCTCCGACTGCGGCCGACCCAACCGTCGCCCAGGCTGGTATTGCGGCGCGCGGGAACTCCGGACAGACCGGGCCGAAGGCTTCGGGCCTGGCCTCAACCATCATGACCACTCCGCGTGGCCTGCTGGATGAGCCGGCCACGGCCAAGAAGTCGCTCCTGGGGCAGTGACATGGACGAGCGCGAGTTCACGCTGAGTGCAGATCGACGGATCGAGGGCCTCCGGACGGAGCGCTACTCGTGGTACCAGCACTGGCGTGAGCTGGCGGACTACATCCTCCCGCGCCGGTACAAGTGGCTGGTCACTCCGAACCAGGCCTACCGCGGGTCGATTATCAATCAGCGGATCATCGACTCGACCGCGACGATCTCCGCGCGGACTTGTGCCAGTGGAATGATGGCCGGACTGACCAGCCCGACGCGCCCGTGGTTCAAGCTGAAGGTGGGCGGCTTCTCGAACGCCGACACTGACAACCCTATCGCCCGGTGGCTCGCAGAGGTTGAGAAGCGGATGATGCGGGTGTTCTCCGTGTCGAACTTCTACAACTCGATCGGCGTGGCCTACTTCGACCTCGTAGTGTTCGGCACCGCGGCTATGCTGATGTACGAGGATTTCGAAGATGGCGTGCGGTGCTACAATCCCGCGCTCGGCGAGTACTTCCTCCAGAACGACGCGCGTATGCAGGTCGGAGTGTTCGGCCGCGAATTCGTGATGACGCTCCCGCAGATGGCGCAGGAGTTCGGCAAGGAGAATCTGCCGGATGAAATCCAGAGCCAGCTGACGAACCGCACGAACCTCCAGCTCGAGTATGTGATCCGGCACCTGATCGAGCCGAACACGGGCGACAGCCCAGTGCCGAAGGCGATGAAGTTCCGCGAGATCTACTGGATCAAGGGGCGCGTCGGAGACAAGAAGCCCTACCTGCGGTGCCGGGGCTTCAACGAGATGCCGGGCATGTTCCCGCGCTGGGACATTCTCGGGAACGACGCCTACGGTCGCGGCCCGGGGATGGACGCGCTCGGCGACGTCAAGCAGCTCCAGCAGGAACAACTGCGCAAAGCCCAGGCTATCGACAAGATGGTCAATCCGCCGCTCGTAGCAGACGTGCAGCTGAAGAACCAGCCTGCGTCGCTCCTGCCGGGCGGCATCACCTACGTGGCCGGGCAGAACAACATTGGGCTGAAGCCGATCTTCGAGGTCAACCCGCCCGTGCGGGAACTGATGGAGGACATTGCGGCGGTGCAGGAGCGGATCAAGGAGATCTTCTTCGTGCCGCTGTTCATGATGATCTCCCAGCTCGACACGGTGCGCACGGCGACTGAGATCGATGCCCGGCGCGAGGAGCGCCTGATCCAGCTTGGTCCGGTTATCGAGCGGTTCGAGAATGAGTGCCTGTCGCCCGCGATTACGAGAGTGTTCAACATCCTGAACCGGCGCGGCTACATCCCGGACCCGCCGGAGAACATCAGCGGGATGCCGATGCAGATCGAGTTCGTCTCGATGCTGGCCGAGGCGCAGAAGGCCGTCGCCACTGCCTCGCTCGATCGAGTGTTTCAGGTGACTGGTAACCTCGCCGCGGTCAAGCCGGATGTGCTCGACGTGGTGGACTTCGACGCGGCGCTCGATGAGTACGCCACACTACTTGGCGCCTCGCCGAGGGTCATTCGCTCGCCTGACGAACTCGCGGCGTATCGCCAGCGGCAGCAGCAGGCACAACAGCAACAGCAGGCGCTCGAGGCGGCACCGGCCGCAGTGCAGGGCGCGAAGGTCTTGTCGCAAACGGAGCTGGGCGGTGGACAGAACGCGCTAGCTGCGATGCTTGGAGGGTGAGGTGAAAGTCGCTATCGGAGTGCTATCGTCGAACGGCTGGCTGTGTCATGACTATGTCATGAGCCTCGTGAGCATGATCGGCTTTACACGGACGCAGGTGCCGTTGCAGCTGGTGTTCGTGCGGGCGTCGTCAAGTCTGGTCGCGAACACGCGGAACCAGTGTGTGAAGGCCGCGCTCGAGACGGAGTGCGACAAGCTGCTGATGATCGACTCTGATATGACGTTCCCCCATGATACCCTGGTTCGTCTATTGGCTCATGATCGCGCCATCGTCGGCGGCGTCTACATGCGCCGGGGCGGCACGGGCGAGATCATCGGGGTGCCCCTCGAGTCCGGCGACTACACCGGTCTGACTGAGATGCGGCAGATCGGGACCGGGTGCATCCTGATCTCGATGGATGTTTTCCGTGATTTGCCGAAACCCTGGTTTCGCTGTGAGGCTGATGAGTCCATCGGCGAAAACGTGGGAGAGGACGTCACGTTCTGCAGGATGGTCCGCGAGCGCGGCTGGCGCGTGTGGGCCGACATTGACCTCCCGCTGGGGCACATCGACCAGAGGATCCTCGAATGTCCGAAGTGATCGGTGACGAAGAGGGCCTCAAGGTCCGCAATGAGCGTGTCAAGGCCGCGGCCCTCAAGCAGGACGCTGCGATCAGCGCGATCATGCAGCACCCCGAGACTCGGGCGTGGGTCTACAATCTTCTTTCTCGGTGCGGGATTTATCGGACGAGCTTTGACCGGTCCGCACTGAGCATGGCGTTCAACGAGGGGGCCCGCGACGTTGGACTCTATGTGACAGCTGAGATCATGCGGGTGTGCCCTGACAGTTACACACAAATGGTCAGGGAAGCGGAGAAAGACAATGGCTGATGAAAGCACAGGCGGCACTGGTACTCCTCCGGCAGGAGATGCGGCGACTGGGGGAACCCCTCCCGCTGCGGAAACTCAGGTTGTCGGCCAAGAGAGCACACTGCTCTCGGACGGTACGAAAGGCGATGCTCCTGCTGGTGAAGGCAAGGAGCCTCAGGCGCCGACGCCGTTCGACCTCAAAGATTTCACTCCTCCCGAAGGTCTCGAGCTGTCCGATAAGGACAAGGAGACGCTCGGTGGGATTGCGACGAAACATGGCCTCTCGAAGGAGGCGATGAGCGAATTGCTCGGCGAATATGCCACTCGCGTGAAAACGGTGCAGGACGCAGCAGTGCAGGCGTACCTCGACACCAACAAGCAGTGGCAGGATGAAGTCCGAGCGGACCCGGAGATTGGCGGGGAAAAGTTGGATGGTGTGCTGAAAACGATCGGCGCAGTCATCAACGATCCGGCGATCGCGGCTCCAGGCTTCAAAGAGGCGCTGAACCTCACCGGAGCAGGTAACAACCCTGCCGTCATCAAGACGATCTACAAGATGGCGCAGAAGTTGACTGAGGGCGGACACGTTGGCGGCTCGCCGCCGGCGGAGAAGCCTGGCCCGAAACGGGGAGCGTCAGCGATGTATCCCAATCTTCCTACTGGAGGTTAAACTATGGCAGTTCTCGGCGGCACCGCCCTGACACTGGCCGACTGGGCGAAGCGCATCGACGACGACGGCAAGACCGTCACGATCGTTGAACTTCTCTCGCAGGTCAACGAAGTCCTCGACGACATGCTGTGGGTCGAGGGCAATCTTCCCACCGGCCACAAGACGACCGTTCGCACGGGTCTCCCGAGCGCGACGTGGCGCCTGCTCAACTACGGCGTTCCGAACGCCAAGTCGACCACGGCGCAGATCATCGACACGGTCGGCAACCTCGAGACCTACGCGGTCATCGACAAGGACCTGGCGGATCTCAACGGCAACACCGCCGAGTTCCGTATGTCCGAAGTCTCCGCGTTCCTCGAGGGCATGAGCCAGCAGGTCGCCACGACCCTCTTCTACGGGAACACCTCGGTGAACCCGGAGCGGTTCATGGGCCTGTCGCCCCGCTATCTGTCGGTCTCGACTGCGACCGCGCAGACGGCAGCGAACGTGCTCGATGCCGGTGGGTCGGGCTCGACCAACACGTCCATCTGGATCGTGTGCTGGGGTCCGCAGACGATGCACGGCATTTTCCCGAAGGGGAAGATCGCCGGGCTGCGGCATACGGACATGGGCGAGTGGCCCGTGCTCGATGGGTCGGGCAACACCTACCAGGCCTACCGCGACCACTTCAAGTGGGAGTGCGGCCTGACCGTTCGCGACTGGCGTTACGCGGTGCGCATCTGCAACATCGACGTGACGACCCTCAGCGGTGGTTCGCCCCCGAACCTGATCAACCTGCTGATCCGTGCGCTCTATCGTCTCCCGACGACGGCCAGCGGCATCGGCTCGACCGTGTCCACCTCTGACGCCCCGACGATCCAGGGCGCCAACGGTTCGCGGATCGTGATCTACTGCAACCGCGTGATCCGCACGTATCTGGATATCCAGGCCACGAACAAGACGAACGTGCTCCTGCAGATGAACCAGTTCGACGGCAAGATGGTGACGACCTTCCGCGGCGTCCCCATCAAGACCTGCGACGCGATCCTCAACACCGAAGCTCGGGTGGTCTGATATGTATATGGACGGACTCCTCCTGTTCGATACCGCACTGGCCCTTACGGCCTCGGCGGCATCGACGAACCAGATCGATCTTCTCAACGCTCGCGATATGGGCGTTGGCGATGATCCGGCGCTGGATGTTGTAGTGCAGGTCGGCTCGGCGCTCCTCAGCGCCGGCGCCACGACCCTGACCATCCAGGTCCAGGGCTCGACGGACAACGTGACCTACACGACCTACGCGCAGTCGGACGCAATTCCGAAGGCGAACCTCACGGCCGGCGCGAAGTTCTCGATCGACATGCCGCGTATGCCTCCGCACGCTGCGGGGCGGCCCCGGTATCTGCGCCTGAACTACGTGGTGGCGACCGGCCCCTTCACGGGCGGGAACATCACTTCGTTCATCGTGGTCGACGACCAGCAGAACGCCGGTTCGCCGAACTTCCTGGGCTATGCGCCCGGCATCGTCATCGCCAACTGAGGAGGCGACTATGCGGTTCAGGCTTTTGGCCGTTCACTACATCGACGACCGACTGCTGGAACCGGGGACCGAGGTTGGGGACGGCACGTCCGTCCCCTTCCGCTACCCGGACGGCAAGATGCGCCTTCCCTCGACTGAGATGGAGGGTGTGGATGAAGAAGGGCGGGCCGCGGTTGCGGCTGTGCAGTCACGTTCGTTCCCGCTGTTTACGGACCTGAACGCCACGCTGCCGCTCGACCCTAATGCGAACGTCAGCGACCCCATGCCCGGCGATCCGACTGCGGTGGTGGTAGATCCGACGGACGCTGAGCAGATGGCCGCGATCGAGTCCGCGCCCGGCCCTGACGGAGCCCTTGTCATCCCCGAGCCGAAGAAGAAGGGGTAACACATGGCACTCCCGCAGGATAATGTCAGCGCACAGTTGTCCAAAGACCTGTCGTATTCGGATGGAGCGGCAATCGTGGTCGCCACTCCGTTTCTCGTGTGCGATGGTATTTACATTGGCGGGGCTGGCAACGCCACCGTCACTCTGCAGTCTGGGCGAAGCGTTGCATTCAACGGACTCTTGGCCGGCACAATCCTGCAGGTGAAGGCCGTGAACGTCACCGCTGCCACGGCCACCAACATGGTGGCCCTCTACAAGTAACGAGGACGACATGCCCAGCGCAGTTGACGTTTGCAATAACGCCCTCGCCAACATCGGTGCCCGGTCGAGCATCAGCTCGCTCACCGAGGACTCACCTGAGGCGAGGGCGTGCAACATTCAGTACTCGGCTGTGCTGGGCACTCTTCTGCGGAGTGCCCCGTGGAACTTCGCGCGCAAGACGATCACGTTGAGCCTGCTCAAGGCCCTGCCGGGCACCCCGGAGAACACGAGCACTCCGACGGACGCGGCGTGGCAGCCTGAGTACCCGCCGCCCGGCTGGCTGTACGCCTATGCGTACCCGAGTGACTGCGCACTGCTGCGGTACGTCCTGCCGCAGCCGTACTCGGGCGTGTCGGGAGTGCCGATCTTCTCGAACGGAAATTACTACCTCCCGACTCCGGCGGCCGTGCCGGTTAGGTTTGCGGTGGCGGCCGATCAAGACAGTGCCGGCAACCCGATAAAGATCGTGGCTACGAACGAGCCCCAAGCGCTGGGCATCTACACCTACTTCGCGGACAATCCGGAGAACTGGGACCCGATCTTCTACAACGCGATGCAGGATGCACTGGCCGGCTCGATCGTGATGCCGCTGACCGGTAAGGCAGCACTGGCGGACGCCCTGCTGAAGAAGGCGAACAACACGATCATCCAGGCCCGGGCGCAGGACGGGAATGAAGGCCTGACGAAGTACGACGTGACCCCGGACTGGATACGGACGCGCGGGGTCGTGTTCAGCACTGGTCAGAACGGGTGGTTCAGCGAGCCTTGGGGGCCACTGTTCTCCTTGCCGACAGTTATGTGAACCATACCAATCGCGGCGCGACACATATGGCTCAGAGGCTATGACAAAACTCATCCAGTCCTCCTTCTCGTCCGGTGAACTTTCTCCGAGCCTTTACGGGCGCGTGGACCTTGCGAAGTACAAGGTCGGCGCGGCCAGGATGCGGAATTACTTTGTTGACTACCGCGGGGGCGCGAGCAACCGAGTCGGCACCAAGTTCGTGGGTCGAGCGTTCAAGTCCGCGACCAAGGTCCGCCTCATCCCCTTCACGTTCTCGACCATCCAGACCTACATTCTGGAGTTCGGGGACCTCTACATGCGGGTGATTAAAAATGGAGCCCACGTCCTCGAGTCCGGAAAGAACATCACTGGGGTCACCCTCGCCAACCCAGGCGTCGTTACTTCAGTCGCCCACGGCTTTTCTAATGGGGATTGGGTTTACATCTCAGGAGTCGGAGGCACTACTGGCCTCAACGGAAATACATACGTGGTTGCAGGAGCAACTGCGAATACTTTCCAGCTTACTGACTACGATGGAAATCCTGTCTCCACTGTTGGGATGGGGGCATACACTGCCGGCGGGACTGCTGCCCGATACTACACGCTTACGACGCCTTGGGCAGCTGCCGACCTCGCGCGACTGAAGTTTGCGCAGAGCGCCGACGTGATGACGCTCTGCCACCCTGACTACGCGCCGCGTGATCTGACCAGAACAGGTCACGCGTCGTGGACACTGACGGTGGTCAACTTCGCGTCGAGCATTTCTGCGCCGGCCATCTCCTCGATCTCGACCTCGGGCGCGGGCACGACCTACTTCGAGTATGTCGTGACGGCGATCGACCAGAATGGGCAGGAGTCACTGCCGAGCACCACGACGAAGGTGGCCTCGGTCAACATCACTACAACCGCCGGTGCGATCACGATCACCTGGCAGCCCGTGTCCGGGGCGCAGTACTACAACATATACCGGGCGCCGGTCGCGAATGCTACTGACGTTCCGACGGGCTCGAACCATGGCTACGTGGGGACGGCCTACGGCACGCAGTTCACGGACGGCAACATCACACCGGACTTCACCAAGACGCCGCCGCTGCACATCAACCCGTTCGCAGCGAATGCGATCATCGGGATCACGATTGTCACTGGTGGTGCCGGCTGGGTGGCAGGCTCGACTACGGCCACGATTACAGACCCGAACGGCACCGGGGCTAGGATCATTCCGATCGTGGTCGGCGGCGCTATCACTGGGTTCATCATTCTCGATGGCGGGTCGGGGTACACAGCGCCGGTCCTCAATCTGGTTGGTGCTGGGGCTGGCACCACCGTGACCTTCCAGCGGAGCCCGGCCTCGGGCATGAACCCTGGAGTGGTGACGTACTTCCAACAGCGGAAGTGGTTCGCGGCCCCGAGCAACGCGCCGGAGACTCTGTACGCGACCAAGCCGGGCGCGTTCACGAACATGGACTACTCAAACCCGACGGTGGCCGACGACAGTCTGCAGCTGACGATCGCCTCACAGCAGGTGAACGATATCAAGTGGATGATCCCGATGCCAGGCGGGCTCGTCGTGCTGTCGGGCTCGGGTGCCTGGCAGATCACCGGCGGCTCGAAGTCCGACGCGGTGACGGCGACGTCCGGCCTGGCCACCGCGCAGGCATACAATGGGTGCTCGGACGTGCCGCCCATCGTGGTGAACTACGACATTCTGTACGTGCAGGCGAAGGGCTCGATCGTGCGCGACCTCGCGTACAACTTCTTCGTCAACGTCTACACGGGCACCGATCTGACAGTCCTGTCAAACCACCTGTTCAACCCTCACGCCATTACGGAGTGGACCTGGGCGGAAGAGCCGCTCAAGATCGTGTGGGCGGTGCGCGACGACGGGATGCTGCTAAGCATGACATTCCTCAAAGAGCAGGAGGTTATGGGGTGGGCAAGGCATGACACGCAGGGACTGTTCAAGTCAGTTGCGTCCGTCCAAGAGGGCTCAGAAGATGTGGTATACTTTTGCGTCCAGCGGCTTATTCAGGGCAAGTGGGTCCAGTATATCGAACAAATGCAGTCCCGCATTTTCCCGAATGACGACGATGCCTCAGCTCCGTCCATCGTAGAGAACTCATGGTTTGTCGATTGCGGGCTTGACTATCCGCTGACCTATCCGGCCGCCAATATCAGTGTTGATAAGGCGACCGGAACGGTCTCGGTGACTGCTGACGCGGCAGTGTTTGCGCCAGGCGATGTGGGGAAAATTTGGCGAGGTGGGGGAGGACTCGGAACTGTCACCGTTTACAATAGCACGACAAATGTGACGGTGGTGCTGGCTTCTGATATCGTAGAGACAATTCCCAACCAACCTGGGGATCAAGTCCCCGTGCCGATAAGCTCCGGCGATTGGTCACTGACCACTCCGGTAACCACGGTCAGCGGCCTAGGCCACCTTGAAGGCAAAACCGTAAAGGTGCTAGGCGATGGAAACGTATTCGCGGACAGGGTCGTTACTGGCGGCTCTATTACGCTTGACAAGCCTTGCTCTCGTATTATCGTGGGCCTGGGCTACACGGCTCAGCTACAGACTCTTGACCTAGAGTCTCCACAAGGTACGATACAGGGCAACCGCAAGAAGATCGGCAAGCTTACGGTGAAGGTCCAAAACACTCGTGGCATAAAATACGGCCCGACCTTCTCGCAGTTGACGGAAGTGAAGCAACGCGGCCCCTCGGTCCCGATGGGTACACCAATCCCGCTGTTCAGCGGCACGTTCAACGTGCTGATGGACCCGTCGTGGAACGAAGAGGGCCGCGTCTGTATTCAGCAGGACTATCCCCTTCCCGTAACCGTGCTCGCGGTGGCGCCAGATGTTGAAGTCGGCGATCTCCCTTAAGTTCGTGGATGCTCGGCCTGAGCACGCGGACCAGATCATGCAGGATCTCAGCGCGTATGCGGTGTGGGACGGAGCGAACTCGGTCAACCAACTTCAGCGGGAGATCGGGTCGAGCCTGTTCGCGCACGTAGCGGTGTTTCAGGGCCGCGCGGCTGCGGTGTGGGGTGTGCAGCAGCATAGCCTGATTGAGAACGATGGGTACCTCTGGCTCGTGGCGACGAAGGCAGTCGAGGAGAACCCGTTCCTGTTCATTCGGTACACTCGAATGATCCTCGAGAAAATCGCAGAGCATTTCAACTATCTTCACTGCACGGTGAAGGCAGGAGAGAAGATGAACATCCGGTGGTTGAGGCTACTGAAGTTTGAAGAGCGCCCGCCGGTAGTCATCGGGGGAACAACCTATTACCGGTTCTACCGGGGGAGGGCATAATGGCATTTGCCGCACCACTAGCCGCCGTAGCCTCCCTCGTTGGGACCGTGGCCAGCACCGCTGTCGGTGTTATGGGCGCGCAGCAGCAGGCGAAGGCACAAGCTCAGGCCGCGCAGTACCAAGCGCAGGTCGCCGCGAACAACGCCAAGATGATGGCGGACAACGCTGCGTACCAGCGGCAGAAGGGCGCGCAGGAGGTCTATTCGCAGGATATGAAGAACCGGGCAACTCGAGGCGCCATTGCGGCCGCACAGGGTGCCAGCGGGTTCGACATGTCCTCCAGATCGCTCGTCGATATTCGAGGGTCCGCCGCGGAACTCGGCCGGCTCGATACGCTCACCGTCGAGAACAACTCGGAGCGGAAGGCACGAGACTTCGATATTGCCGGGAAGAACCAGACGGCACAGTCGGGCCTCTACATGATGGAGGCCTCGAACGCGAAGGCAGCCGGGAACCTCAACGCCTTCGCCTCGATCCTTGGTGGGGTTACTTCACTGGGGAACAAGTTCGTCGACTTTAGCAAGGCGGGAGTGTTTGGCTGATGGCTGAGGTCCCCTACGTTCCTGTTTCACAGGTCAAGAACACTGATGCCTCGGGCGCGATGATCTCAGTCCCGAATGCCACGGCGCGGGCATTTGGCGAGGGCGTCGGCATCGCTATGCAGCGTGTCGGGGCGGCTGGTCAGCAGATGGCTGACGCGGTGGCCCACCAGACGCTCGAGTTCCAAAAGATCCAGAACGAGACTGCGGCGAACAACATCCTCCTCGCGGGCGCCGAAAAGATCGCCCAGGAGGAGTTGAAGCTCAAGCAGCTCGACGGCGAGAACGCGGTCAACTATCTCCCGACGTACAACGAGAACGTCAAGAAAATTCGTGAGAGCATCGTCGGGGGCTCGGACAACTCCGAAGTGGCGCGGTTGGTTGACACAGCACTGCGTCGGCGGGCCACGGATGCGATCATCTCTGGGGCCGGGTATGCCGGTGGCCAGGCTCGCGTCGCGCGTGAGGCCAGCCGGAACGGACTGATCGCCACGAGCCAGACCGAGGCGGCGCAGGCAGGCGAACTCGAGTTCGAGCGGTCGGTTCAGACTATCGAGAAGATCGCCACCGAGCAGGCTGAGGAGAAGTTCGGCAAGGGCAACCCTGGGGTGCAGGCGTACGTCCAGCAGCAGCTGAGCGAGGCCTACCAGAAGCGCACCGAGACGCTCGCTATGAGCGATCCCGAGCGCGCTAAGAAGTTCATGGAGGACAACCGGACGAAGTTCACTGCCGATGGCCTGCAGCGGGGACTGGAGACGATCAACCGTTCCGCGGTCACAGTCGGTTCGCGGAACATCGCGCTGCGGACGATGCCGGTCCTCGGGAACATGGGGCCTGCGGCGGGCGCGATCAAGGCCATCGAGTCGGGAAACAAGTACGACTCGGAAGGTGAGTGGATCACGAAGAAGAACGGCACTCGTGACCAAGCGATCGGCGCCTATCAGGTTATGCGGTCGAACATTCCCTCATGGACCAAGGAGGTTCTCGGGGTCTCCATGACTGCCGAAGAGTTCAAGGCGAACAAGGCCGCGCAGGACAGGGTTTTTCAGGTCAAGTTCAAGCAGGCCTACGACAAGTACGGCACGATCGAAGATGCGGTCTCGGTGTGGTTCACCGGACGGCCCTACGCACAGGCTGTCCGCGAGGGCGCGCTAGATGTGAACATCACTGTGCAGGAGTACGTGGCGCGGTTCCAGCGTGCGATGGGCACAGCCGGGATTGGGTCGGATCTGGCTGCGCCAAGCACGATCTCAGCCGAAGAAACCTCGCAGTGGGTCAAACGGGCTCGTGAGGAGGCCCAGAAGCAGTTCCCGGATAATCCGACTGTAGCGGATCAGGCGGAAGCCCGGGTGCTCCAGGCTGCGGGCCGGCAGAACAGCCTGTCCGACAAGTATCGGACGCAGCAACTCCAGTCGGTGATGGACGCTGCTATGGGGACCGGGCGCGACAAGCCGCCGACCCACCTCGAGGAACTGTTCGGTGGGAACAAAGACCTGTCCGCAGCCTATTACGCCCTCAATCCCGAGCAGCGCCAACAGATCAACAAGGTGCTGATCGAGAACGCGCGCGGAAAGGTCAGGACCTGGACGCCGGAAGCGATCCAGGAGGAAGCTCGCATTCGGGGCATGGCTGAGGACAACCCCGAAGAGTTCAAGAAGCTGGTGATCCCGGCACTCCCGCTCCCGAAGGACGGGATTGACAAGCTGGTCCAGCTGCAGAAGGAGATGATCGGTGGAAAGAGCCGCGACGGCTCGGTCACGCAGGCTATGAACGTGGTGAAGAGCACCGGGTTCATGGAACAGATGGACATTGATCCCAAGACGGACCCTGAGCGTTACCAGACGTTCCTCGGGGTGCTGGAACACGCCATGGAGTCGTGGCGACTTCAGAACCCGCGCCATCAGGGCCCTATCCCTCAGGACGCGATCGTGAAGATGCTGCCGGCCCTTGCGAAGGAAGTGCCGCAGTCTCGGCGCGGTGCCGCGAAGGTGCTCGATGCGATCACCGACCCGCCGACCAAGCCTGCGTTCGAGGCAAACCCGGACCAGGCGGTCAAAGACGCCGTGTCTGGCACGAGAACCATGGATCAAATTCTGATGGACAGTGGCGTGCCGGGCCAGGTCCTTCAACCGCTCCGGCAACTGTTTTTCCAGAGAAACGGACGTGCGCCGCGTATGGATGAACTGCGGCAGATGTATTTCTCGAGCCCTTCGATCCTGAAGAAGTTCCCGCCCACCAAGGAAATTCCTGGGTTCACGCCACGGCGTGACTCGATGCTCGAGGGTGGTGGCGGGCAGGCTGTGGCGCAGGGTGACTCCGGCGAGGATACCATTGAGACTCCGCAACGGTACGGGAACGAGGCCGGTGTGGACTTCGCGGGAGCGCGAGGGTTCCTGCGGAAAGGCGGGGACGGTAGCTCGCGGCAGAAAGTCACCAAGCGCGAGTCACTCGAGAAGCCCTCGGACAACGTGTTCGCTGAGTTCGACCGGATCGGGACGGCGCTGGATAAGATGGCGAACGAGAGCCCGACCGACGATCATCTGTCATTCGCTGAGGACTTCAAGCGGGCCGTTGAACTCTATCGGAAAGCCCCGACGGAGAGCAGGAAGCGGCGCATGGAAGCCCTGCTCGACGAAGCCGAAGAAATGCTGGACAACGAGGCGGGCCGATAATGGACGATCTGCTTGAACAGGACGTAAACTGGGGTGCGCTGTCTGCGCCGGCTAAGCAGATCGCGCTGACCGGGATTGACGCCGACCCGAACCAGACTGCGGAGGCCCGGCGCCTCGCCCAGCGAGTTGGTGCGCCGCCGGCCGCGGTGGAGGCTGACCCGGAGCCGTTCAAACTCCAGGACAAGATCAAGTCCATGGGGCAGTATATCGAGAACAGTCTCGAGCTGCAGGACTACATCAAGTCCAATCCAGACGCCGCGAAGATCTCGAACGACGACTGGGCCGGGCTGAATAAGTTCAGCACCGCGCTCAAGATGCTCAACCCGAAGAATATGTGGATGGGCATCGGCGCTGGCTTCGCCATGAAGAACATGGCTATGGAGCGGGCGCTGCATCCGGACGCCTCGGCTGAAAAGCTAATCCAGCAGCAGATGCAGCCGTTCATCGAGGCCCAAGGTCAGTTCGAGGCGGGCGGGCTCACGTATGAGCGCGGCTCGATCGGTGCCAGCCGGATGCTCACCGGCGAGCAGCTGGAAGCGGTCAAGCAGGAAGAGCGACTCAAGGCAATCGAGAAGTCGCTGGAGGCTCGCGGTGGCCCGAAGTCGCTGGTCGGCGAAATCGCGAACATGACTGGTCAGATGGTGCAGTCCATCGGGCCGGCCTTCATGGGTGCGATGGCGGGCTCGGTCATTGGTACGCCTGGCATCGGCACGGGTACTGGCGCGCTGACTGCGTTCTCGATCGACCAGGGTCGGACCGCGGCCGGTAATGCCTACCTCGACATGATGAAGGCCGGACTCAACCCAGTGGCGGCCACGGCCACGTCGATCCTGTACGGGACTGTCGTCGGCGCGGTCAACATGATCGGAGGGAACTCGGTATCCCAGCCGGTCAAAACCGGCCTCACGAAGATACTGGAGAACGGGCTCGAAAAGGTCGTGGCCAGCGGCACGGCTGTCGACGCGATCAATCGTGGCGCGCTGGATATGATGAAGGCCGGGGCACTCGGTGCTGGCCTCATGGGCATCCAGCAGACCGCGCTCGAACTGGCGCAGTCGATCACGATCGCGGCCTCGAACAAGGACGGGAAGTATGTCCACCCGCTGAACAATGCGGCTGAGTTTGCGGAGGCCTCCGGCCGCGTGGCGCAGATGATGTATAACGGGGCGCTGCTCATCGGCGCCCTGCATGTGCCAGGCGTTGGCGTGAACATGGTCGCGGACCTGATGCACGTCAAGCAGGCTCAAATGAACGCCAAGATGTTCAATGAGATCCTGAAGGCGCGCGACGAGACGCTGACGTTCGAGCGGTCGCCGGAACTCATTGACGAGTTCGTCAAGCAGCATCAGCTTGGCACACTCGCGCTCGACCCGGACGTCGTGGCTGGTATTCGGAAGAGCGATCCCTCAGCGTTCTCGTTCATCCCCGATATCGAGCAGAAGCTCGCGGACGCGCAGGAGACCGGCGCGAAGATCCCGATCCTGCCGAACGAGTACCTGAAAAACATCGGCGGCACGCTGCACGAACAGATCAAGGACGATCTGAGCATCAACGACGGGCTGACGGTGAACGAGGCGAAGGTGCTCGAACAGAGCCCGCCTCAGTACCCGGATATCTACCACGGGACGCCGTGGGACTTCAACAAGGTCTCGGACGACAAGTTCCTCTCGGGCGAGGGTGCGAACACCTATGGGCAGGGACACTATTGGACCCAGCACCGTGGGATCGCTGACTTCTACAAGGACTCGATCACGAACATCCACCAGGGCCGTGGTGAATTTCTGATCGACGGGAAGCCTGAGCCGCCGCTGGGCGATCCGACGGACTATGTTCGTGGGGCAGAGATTGACACGTACTATCGTATCGAAAACCGTATGGCCTACGGTGATACGTTGGACGAGGCCAAGGCCAAGATCATTGCAGATCTTAAAGAGAGCATCGAGCGCGAGAAGCGGTTCGGACCGGAGACTCGGAACGATATCGTCGATGCGGAGCACATGCGACTCGTCAAGGAAGATTACGAGAAGGTGATCGCCGCGCTCGAGCACCAGATAAAGTTCGTCGAGGATATCAAGACTGCCGGGCGCGACACGCCGGAGCTGTTCCCGCAGGTTCTGCAAGGCAAGCTGAAGGTGAAGGAGGACGAAATGTCCAACCTGCGCCTGACGGTGGCCGAACAGGGAGAGAAGGCGCGCAAGGCGTTCACGCAGATCCTATCTGAGGTGAACAAGAATGCAGACCCTAGCGTACGTCTTGACGAGACCGTCGTCGCCAAGGACCTACTTCGACTGGCCGACCAAGAAATTGGCCCGGCTAAGGTTCGGCAGATCTTCCTTGACAACGGCGTGAAGGCTCATAAATTTGAGACCACGCAGTCGATCCGGCGCCGTGGAGAGTTCGTAGACAAGGAAGGGAAGTTCGTTCTCGGCCTGGAGAATGATCTTGACAAGTGGGGCCTGCGGTCCTTCATGGACCAGTACGAATATAACGTGAGCGAGTTCCGTGATATCAGTTTTAAGGACTGGCTCAAAGAGCAGTCGAAGTGGCACCGCGACCACGGAAATGATGCTCGCGCCAACGGTATCGACGGCCTGCTCGAGGGACTCAAGGACTACGAGCAGGCGCCCGCCCATAACTACGTCGTGCTCCGGGGCGACGATATCGAGATCACGCACAAGAACGACGTTCCTGTCGGACCGATCGAAATGCCAAAGGCGCTCGATGAGCCCGTGCGGCGGCTCGACAGTTCCGAACTTGCAGCGCTCAAGGCCGAGCTGAAGAAGCTGCCGGATGACTTCGACGACACGATATGGATCGAGTCTAAAGTCGGCGAGGCCATGCTCAAGGAAGGGTACGTGCCGGAGACTGGCAACCCCGACGGATCGGGCTGGTTCTCGGCCGCGGACGTAGCGAACTTCGTGGCCGACGAGGAACGCAAGGCTCGGGCGGGCGTGAAGTTCCAGACTGAGACGGTGGCCCACGCGGAGCGGGTGTTCAATGACACGGCGCGCGACGTAGCGCGGATCGCGGAGGCTGAGCAGCGGGCGGCCGGGCTCAACGGCATCTTCGCTGACGCGAAAGCAGCCGGCATGACCAAGGCTGAGTTCGCCATCTATCAGCGCAAGCTGACCGAGATGCAGAAGGGAGTAGTTGACAAGGCGTTCGCCACCGCGAAGCGGAATGCTGAGAAGCGGCTCACGCCGGAGTGGGAGGCCAAGCGCCGCGCCATGATGACTGAGGTCGTGGAGGACATGAAGTATGATCCGGAGATCATGCTCATCAACTTCCTCGACGACAAGAAGAACACCCTCGACAAGGCCAAGGTCGAGCGACTCATGGGGGACTATGCGGGCAATCGGGCGGACTATCCTGGGGACATTCCGGCGAGCATGATGAAGAAGGGCGGCAATGATCCAGACGTCGTGGCCGGCATCTTCGGCTACGAAACTGGTCAGCAGCTCCTGATGGCTATCTCGAGGCTCCAGGAGGAACGGGCCGGCAGTCGGTGGACTACACTGCGGGACGCGAAGTTGGATGCTGAGACGAACCGGCGGATGGAGGCGAAGTACGGGACGCTCGACGACGCTATCCAGGAGGCCGCGCGCGATGCGGCACTGAACGCGAAGGCAATCGACGTTCTGAGTGAGGAACTCAAGGCGTTCGCGAAGCTCGCTGAGATGGACATGCCATTTAAGCGAGACGAGATCCTCGCGAAGGCGGCGGAACTCAGTGAGCGCGTGAAGGCCGGTAACTTCTCGTACACCAAGTGGACCAAGACTGCCGGGGGGATGGCGCGGCGCGCGGAACTGATGCTCCTGCGCGGGAAGTTCGACGAGGCCTACATGGCCAAGCAGCGGCAGATGCTCGCTGTGATTATGGCACAAGAGGCTCGGAAGTTCGAGAAGGAACAGGGCAAGTTCGAGAACGAGATCAAGCCGTATGTGAAGAACGAGAGCCTGGAGAAGGTCGACCAGGCCTACACCGACCAAATTCAGCGGCTGCTGAACGAGGTGTTCGGTGTCGAGACCAAGCGCGACATGAACGAACTCGCGCGCGGCAACCATGAGGGCCTGGCGGACTTCGTGGAGAAGAAGGCTAAGGTCGGTAACCAGATCGACATGCCGGACTTCCTGCGTGACCCCGAGTGGCTCAGGCAGAAGCACACGTTTGAGGATCTGACGGTCGACCAGTTCCGGCAGGTCCGGGAGATGGTCAAGCAGTTGATCCACTACGGGAAGGACGAGAAGATCGTCCAGACCGCCCGGATGGAAATGGCACTCGACAAGGCCGTCGCGGAGATGGTGGCCTCGGCCGGGAACAACGGCGGGAAGAAGTGGTCCGACTGGCTGGCCGACACTAGCGGCCCGAAGTCACTGCCGAGCCGGGCAATGTCCGCGCTCAAGTATTGGGACTCGATCCTGATCAAACCGGAGCGGTTGCTGTCGTGGCTCGATCAGCGCGACCCGAATGGACCGTGGACTCAGCTGATCAACAACCCGCTCCAGCGGGCGAAGGGTGTGGCGAACGACCTCAACCGAAAGCTAACCACAGCGTTCCGCGCGCTGCCTCGGGTGGAGGGTGCCCGGGACCTCGTGCCGGACTCCCCGTTCAAGACGAGCCTGGGTCGGGTTATCAAGACGGACAGAGAGGCGCTGATCGCCTCGATGCTGAACGCAGGCAACCACCAGAACCTGAAGGTCCTCGCGCGCGGATACAACACTACACCAGATGCGGTGCTAGCCTGGATCGACCAGCACGCCACGAAGAAGGACTGGGAATTCGTCCAGGGCGTGTGGGATATCTACGAAGGCATTCTGTTCCACGAACAGGACAAGGCCGCACGCGCTATGACTGGTGTCGGGCTCGTGAAGGTCGAGCCCCGGGAAATCCAGAACCAGCACGGCACGTATCGGGGCGGCTACTTCCCGCTGGTCGAGGACTACAACGCGATCGACCGGCCTCTGCGTGACGACCCGTTCGACACTGGAGGCCTCCCGCCGGTTCCGACAGCGAACTGGATGAAGCGGCGCACCGGGGCAGTGTACCCGCTTCGGCTCGATCTGGACATGTTGCCCAGTTCGATCAACGGCGTGGTGCATTACACGGCCTACGCGAAGCCGTGGAAGGAGGCCAACAAGGTCCTCCAGCGGCCCGAAGTCAAGCAGGCCATCGACGATGCGTTCGGGCTCGAGTACCGGGAGCAGATTGACTCGTTCATGAACTACGTGGCGACGAACGGTGGGCGGGCCACTCCGACCGGGCTCGAGGGCCTGGCCAAGGGACTACGCTTCATGCGCGAGAACATGGTCATGATGCTAATCGGCTTTCGGCCGGGCACGGCTGTGATCCACGGTGGCGCTGCGCTGGCCAACTCCATGACAGAGGCTGGCATGAAGCCGTTCGCATTGGCGGCCTATGACATGATGTTCCGGAGCCCAGAGAACTTCGACACGTACAAGAACTTCATCATGGAGAAGTCGTCGGAGATCCGAAACAGGAAGCACAATCTCGATCGAGACATTGGTACGGCGATCGACGATGCTGTGGCTGCCGGGAAATTCTACGGCTGGCGGGCGCAATACATCAGCTTCTCGACGGCGCTCGTAGCCAACCTCGACCTGGCCTCGGCCCTCCCCACGTGGCTTGCGGTCTACAACAAGCACATGAAGGAATTCGACGGGAAGTTCCCTGACGCTGAGGCCCGGGCTATTGAGGCGGCTGACCAGATCGTCCGTAACGCTCACGGCGCAAACGGGCTGGTAGACCTCCCGACGATCATGCGCGGCTCGGGCAAGTCTGGCGAGCTGTGGAAATACGTCACAGCGTTCGGCGGGTTCTTCAATCACTACTACAACCAGCTTCGTGATCGTGGTCGATACGCACCGGATGCTGTGGCGGCGGTGCGGGAAGGCAGGCTGGACGATGCGTCCGTGGCAGGCGGGAAGGCGCTGGGCGGGCTGCTCGGGTACCTGATCGCGGGCTCGGTGATCCACGCTGCGGTGCGCGGGCACTCGGACAGTGACAACATTGCCGGGTGGCTGGCACATGGTGTTGCGGATCAGCTCGCTGCGACCCAGCCGTTTGGGCGCGATATCTGGTTCTGGTGGAAAACTGGGCACAAGGGGAAAGTGGCGATCGCCAGCCCGCTTGGCGAGGTTTTCACCGGCCTCACTAACCCGCTCGCGGAACTCGATAAGGCGCGTCGGGGGAAGGACTCGAACAAAGTATTCAAGACTATTCTTGAGACCCCCGGTTGGTCTACGGGTGTCGGTCCGAGTCGGTATTTGTCCGACTTGGTGAACTACCTGTATCTTCTGAATGAGGGTGACGCACGCCCGCCTGCCGACTACATGGAATGGCAGAGGCTTGTGCTCGACGCCAAGGCACCGCCGAAAAAGAGGAAAGCTAAATGACTGTCTCGACAACCGCAAACCGGGTAGTAGGCATTGGCAACGGTGCCACGACGGTCTGGAACTACTCGTTCATCATTCCCGACGCGACTCAGGCGGTCGTGCAGCTCACCGATCGCACGACTGGTGTTGTAACGACCCTGACCGGCGCTCAGTATTCGATCACTGGCATCGGCAACCCGCTCGGCGGCACGGTCACTTACACGCCGGCGCTGACGACAAACCAGACCATCACGATCCAGCGTATCGTGCCGCTGACGCAAACTGTCGACCTGGACAACCAAGGGGCGTTCTACCCGAGCGTGGTGGAAGGGTCGCTTGACTACCTGACGATGGTCACGCAGCAGCTCAACGACGCGCTGAGCCGAGCGTTTGTCGGGAGCCCGAACGGCGTGCTTACGGTGGAGATGGGCGGATATCGGCTGGTCAACCTGGGCGCACCCGTTGCGGCAAATGACTCCGCGCGTATGGCGGATGTGATTGCAGCGCAGGTTACCGCTAACCAAGTTCCGACACCGCTGTTAGCGGACGTTGGGAAGTGGCTGAAAGCCACGGGTGTTGGGGCATATGCCTGGAACACGATCTCGGTTTTGTCGAGCCAGATCTCCGATGCCACGGCGGCTGGTATCGCGCTTCTAACGGGCGCGAATGCAGCGGCACAGCGGACCAGCCTCGGCCTTGGGTCGCTCGCGCTGCTGAACACGGTCACGAACACCGAGGTCACGGCGAACACGCTGACGTTCTCGAAGTTCGCTCGAAGCGGAAGCGTGGGGCAGGTGTGGACCTCTGGTGGCGCCGGCGCAGACCCGAGCTATGTCGGGGCGATGACTAGGC